TATTGCGTAGCCAGTCGGCGCAATGATGGCGTACTTAAGAGGTGAGGTACGTGGTAGGTTCTGGAGGTTTACGCTGTCAGCACCGCCCCAACGTCCTGTGTGAGCAGCGTAGTAGCGCAGCGGAACTGGCATTGACCCTCGATCAGCGATACCCAGAAACCTAGCGGTTCGTGTCTCTTCCAGCGTAGACTTAACGCCCAACCGCGCAGCCACAATTGCCTGTACGATGACGTTATCGTGCTCCAGCAGGGCCTTAAAATCCTCGTCGCTCTTAGCGAATGCGTAAGTTTGTTTGCCCGTGGTCAGACTAACCTTCATCGGTGGCTCTACACAGAAAGAGCGGAGTACGTCGGCTAGCTTGGGGTTGCTCATTAGATCGTCTTTGTCAATCAGCATCTTGCTCATCAACAATTCCTTCTTGTCCCTAACACTTGTTAGGTGGGCAGTAAGCACCTTCTTGTCCAACTGCAACACTGGCTCTGTGAACATGCGTATGGTCAGGTCGATCAACCGAAACTCAATTGCGGGAAACCCCTCGCTCATGTGCCCAAACAAATCCCATGTCATAGCCACATCGTTCTTGCAGTAGCTGCCGTAGTCGGCGAGTTCTTCAGATGTGAAGTCTTTGCGAAAGTAGTTGATGTACTGCTTGACTTGCTCTCCTTTGATGCCAACACCGTAGTGCTTAGCAAGTACAGCTAAGCTACCACCAACCTCAGTGCCATGCAGTGCGCGGCCCATAGACAGCGTGTCTAACCAACCCTTCGGTTTGATCTGAAAGTGCTCAGACAAAATGAACCCGTCGAACATAGCGTTGTGGGCTAGGGCAAGGGACTCACTCCATTCATACCTACTCAAAAACTCCGCAGTCTCGATCATGGTTCCCGTAAACCACTCGGGTTCGCCATCTTCTACTTGTACTGAGACTCCTATAACCTCAAAGCGTGGGTCGCGTACGTACTCTTCGGTAGTCTGCTTAGCAAAGCCAAGATCACCCCCATAAGCCGTCTCAAAGTCAATCGTTAAAATTTTCATGGGCCTAGTGTCCCCATTATTTTTGCATACGTTGACCGAGGGTCAGTGAACCCTTGCGCTTGAGTGGCTTGACTGTACAGCGATGTACTTGCTTGCTGCGCTTGGTTGTTCATCTGCGCTTGTTTGGCGTATAGGCTTGCTTGGGCTGCGGACATTATCATTACTCCGTCCTCTACGCTTTCCCTAGAAGTCGGGTTGAGTGTTTGCTGCATAATTTGGGCAAGCAATGCTTTACGATCTCGCTGCAACTGACACTCTCTCCAGTACGCACGTATCATCTTGCGCTCTATCTTTGTATACGGGCTGCTACTGGATTCGGCAATCTCAACGAGCTTCTTCCAACCTGTGTGGTAGCTAAAGTCTTCGGGTCGCTCCCGCATGCGTGTGAGCATTATTTGTACTTCAGTAGAGCAACGCTTGAGCATAAATTTCTCAATCAGTTTCATTTTTTACATTCCTCGATTACGTTTAGTAGGTACTGCATGTTGTCTTCACGAATAATCATTGGGTGCCCACCGGCAAGGTCTATGGCGGCTAGGTTCTTTAGTTGCAGTGCGGTTGCTACGCCCTTACCAGCCTTGGCTTCGATAGCCACAAAGTGCCCGTTGATGCAACACAGGAAGTCGGGCACACCGCTGTTGCCATAGCCCGTACCGATAGGCATGGCGTAGTACACGCCGTGTGCCTTCAAAACCTTCTTTATCTTCTCTTTGACCTTAGACTCAGGGGTTGACATAAGACCTCTGATAAAAGGAGTAGTTGTCCCAATACTCCTTGTCAAGTACCACGTTCTTAACGCTACCGATTGCTACCATTGTGGTATCACGGTCAACAATAGCGCCTTCCCTGCTCCATATAATTTTTGGAACTTGATGTTCACCTTTGAGAAACTTAACGCCATTGTCTGTGATGCGGTACATACCTGATCTGCGCTCACCATGCTCGGCTAACCCAAACCATACCAATACACTGCAATGAGCTTGCGCTCTGTAAGGCGCTCGGCTTGATTGTCCTTTGACAACCGCCCCTCTTCCAGCTTCTACAAAAACCCAATCGTCTGCTTTCCCGAGAAACTCAAGCATGGCAACCTTATTTTTGCACATGTGGTGTGGGTTCATCTTTCTAATCTTCTGCTTACATTGTGAGCAATGTTCCATCTAACGCTCCTTTTTCGTTGTTCATCTTAGCCTCTAATTGTACTTTGTCAATAGGTGGGGGTACTCGCTGCACCTTCTTTACGGCATCCGCTTTCCCCCCGAAACTTAAGTAGAGCGTGCTGCCCCACCCAAAGGGAACGGTATCTCATACCCTGCGTTGGGTACAAGTCGGCGCGGCTCGTTAAGAAACCTACGCTCGGAAACCGTCTTTTCGGTGTGGAACTTATGCGGCATTGTTTCGTACACATCTTTAATCGCCCGGTCTACGACCTCTGCACGTCCTGACGCTGCCGCAGACATCAGCATGTTTTGCAGATGTACCGGTAACATGGTGTGGTTCGGGTGCTTTACATTCTTCATAGTCAGACCGCCTTACCTTGGAGTCTGTCGGCGACCAACTTGGCGTAGCCCGCAATGTCAACCCAATTGTCAACGTAGTCAGGGTCACCGTTCACGATACGGCCTAGCTTGGTGCAGATCATGTCCAGCGCCTCGGCTTGGTCAAACGAAAACGCTTTATTGTGTTTGTTAGCGTGAATACGCAAGGTGTTCTTAAGTGTGTAGGCTACAAAAGACTGCCCGCCAAACATGCCGTAGCGAACACCACGGTCAGTCAGTGTTACGTCAATATCCACAGGTGTACGGTCACGCCCTTTCGTAAACTCAAAAATTGATTCGGCAGCTTTTGTGAGCACTCCTTCTGTTGTGCTTTTTACGGTGTCTAGCACCTTGCGCTTAGCGGCGTAAGCGAGTCCGTACCTGCACCCAAGTTCTGTTGCTACGTCTTTGGTAGACATGGTAGGGTTGCGTTTGATAAAGCGGCGAACCTTCTCCGATGCACTTATTTTCTTAGCCATTGTGTGTTTCCTTAGTTTCGTGGTTGATGTAGTCAGCAAGAATTTCTCTAATCTTGGCTTGCTTTGAATGCGGGTGATGTTGGGCAAAATAGTCCAGCACCTCCTTGGGCAATCGCAAGCTCATGTAGTGGAGCGTAGGCTTCTTACCGGGGCCTCGTCCCTTACGTTTTTTATCTGGTTTTAAAAATTCAATTCCGGTTGTCATTTGTTTCCTTAGTTTTCTTGGGACGTCCACGCTTCTTTGGTGGTATGGCTCGCTCCTCCGTTGTGAATGTGTGGTTGTTAGCGCATTTCCTTCTGCGTTCTACACAATCCCCAATACTTTTTGTTTGCTCGACTGTCGTCCATGCGTTACAGGTTGGGCACATCAAGTGCGCTTCTCCTTGGTTATTTACTCAGGGTCATGCCAGATGTGATGTCTTCGCGGGTCATATCAGTAAGCTCCAAACCCAAACGCCAGTAAAAAACAGCGACAGACAGATCACTGCCAGCACTACAAAAATACACCAGAGCATCACCGCGCCGATCTTGTTCCATTGGTCTGACACTGGCTCAATGTCGTCAGGCACTATGGGCCACGGCTTGACCTTGCGGGTCTCCGTCTCCAACCCCGCATCCGTAAATTGGCAGAAGCTGGCACACTGTGGCGTGTGTGGGCAGATTCCCCCTGCATCGCATGTTCTGTTCATGTCGTCTCCTCGCCGTTAGCCAAGTACGCCTTCAGTCTTTTGACCCGATTCTTGTTGTACGTCACCATTGACTGCGCGTACTCAACACCAGTCTCAGCCTTCAACAGATCGTGCTCGGCATGGATTAGTTCATGTGCTATCGCCTGTGCTGGCGTGACCGTCTTCATCATGAGCTTTAGTTCTGTCCACATATATTTAAACATCGTCTTTCTCCTTAGATAGTCGGCGAAACCTCGCTATGTTGTTCTTGATTGCTCTCGGCTCATCTGCGTTTCGCGTGAGG